TGCCTACGGTCCCGAAAAACGGACCCGATCCATTACGGGGAACAACAAAGGGTACACGTTCCAGCACTTCCAGAACGCCCAACTCCAAGGGCAAATTAGCATCGCGATCGAGGACGGCTCCAACGTTCCTAAAACGAGTCTCGGCAAACGGGCGGCGATTGAGCAGGCGAACGCGCTCCAGCTCCTCGATCCCACCGATCCTGAACAGCGCCAGTCGATTCTCGCGACCTTTGGGCTCTCGGATCTCATCCCCAGTCTCAGTTATCACGTGAACACCTCCGCGACCCTCCAAGACGCGTTCGAGAACTGGGCCGTGAATCCCATGGGACCGAGTCCCCTGGTCGTCAAACCGTGGTTCGATGCCCAGATTCACTGGAATGAACGGGTCAAGTGGCTGAACACGGACAAAATGCGGCAGCTGCTCGCGGATAACCCCGCGCTGGAACCGATCGTGATCCAGCATCTCTCCGAACTCCAGCTGGTGCTCGCCCCGCCCATTGACCCCGCGACGGGGCAACCAATGGCGCCGCAGGGTCCCGGTCTGGGACAACCTCCGGTTCCCCAGGGCGCCGGGATGGCCATGGCGAACAGTAACCAGGAATCCGGCGGGACGAGCGCAGGTCCCCCGCTCCAAGTCGGGGTGTAACGTGCTGCCCTTTCTGCTCGTCGGTGTGGTCAGTTTGATTCTCACCGCGCTGATCATCGATCTCGTGCATCCGACTCGGTAACGGAGCTGTGCTCCGAAGCTACGTCCACCCTCTCGCAGGGGGTTTCGGTTTTCGTTAACTGTGGATCCGCGTAGGGATCCACACTCCTCGCAGGTTCCTAGCTGCGTCATCAAGGGCAGGAGATATCATGTCCGACCTCGGTCTTCCTCTCGACCCCACGCCCGCCGTCAGCGCACCGACGGCACCCGCGGCGCCAACCGCGACACCAATACCGGCACCCGCAGCCGCCGCACCTGCGACACCCTACGCGGCACCACCTGCTCCAGTGAGTGGAGTCCCATCCGTTGAGCCCAGCTGGCTGAAAGGTCGTTTGGACGAGACCCGTGCAACGGCGTATCGTCAGGCCCAGCAACAGGCCGCGCAGCAGCAACAGCAGCTGCAGAGCCAGTACGAAGCCCGACTGCAGCAAGTCCAGCAACAGCTCCACGCGTTGGTCGGCGTTACCCCGTCTCAGAACCCAGAACTGGATGCCGTGCGCAGTCAGTTTGGTCAGCTCTATCCCGGGTTGTCCAAAATGGAGGAACGCGCGGAACAGTTGCTCAGTGCCCTCGATAAGTCCGGGGATTTGGAGTCGCAGAATAGTCATTACTGGCAGAGCTACGGCAGGCAGACCATGAATCGCCTGTTTGAGCACGCGTCGACCTCGTTGGGCGGACCGCTCTCCGAGGCCGGGAAGCGTCAACTGCACGCGGCCTTTACCGGTTACGTGTCGAGTTCTCCAGAAACGACCGCTCGCTACACCAATGACCCGAGTCTCGTGGATGAGTTCTGGCGGGAATTCACGTCCAGCTTTGTCGACCCCGTCCGTCGAGCCAGTTCCGCGTCGGTCATGGATCGGACCGGCACGCCGCTTCCCTCGGATACCCCGAGCGGAGCCCCGCGTGTCCCCGGCCCTCCGGCGTTGGCCAATCTCGATGAACGTGTCGCGCAAGGGTGGGCTAGTTACCAAGCCACCAAGCGGTAGTTTTCGTACCGCTGTTCATGTGTAGGTACGCAATATGGCAGGCGCAGACAAACAGGCCCTAGACGCCATCTTCAAGGAAGTCTTTGAGGAAGGTGTCTCCGAGGGCGTACACAACAAGAATCCCCTCCGGGATCTCATCAAAGCGGAACGGGTGCCGTTCAAGGGGCTTGAAATCGTCAAGCTCATGCACACGAGTCGCAACGTCAGTCCGATGTTCGTGGGTGAAGACAGTGCCTTTGCAGACGCGGGTCAGCAGGGGTACGTGCGCTTCGCGATCGATCAGAAGAAGCTGATGTCCCGTCTCCGGATGACGTGGGAAGTCATGCAGGACTCCACGAGCACCGAAGGCGCGTTCATCAGTGCGCGGAAATCCGAGATGCAGTATCTCATTGACGACATGTCCCGTCGTGATGAATACGCATTGAACTCGGATGGCCGAGGCGTTCTCGCGCTTGTGGACGAATCGTCCCCGAACGGTGATACGACCCTGGAGTTGGATGCTCCTGGCGGGATCACCAACGACAACTTCGGGAACCGGTTCGTGTCCTCGGGCATGTTCGTGGCGTTCGTGAATCCGGCCACCGGGCAGATTCGCACGCAGGCGGCAGCCTGTGCGAAGGTCACGGGGACCAACAGCGATGGCACCGATGTCACGCTGTCCACGGCCACCATCGGCACCGACGTCGCGAACAGCGACTACATGGTGCAGGCGGCAGCGGCCACCACGACCGACATCCTGGACACCTCGTATGAGCATGCCTGGATGGGTCTGATGGGCCTCGTCGACGACGGCACGTATCGGGCGAATCACTTCGGGGCGATCCGGGCGAACGTGCCCGCGACCTCCGCGTATGTGACCGCCTCGACGGGTGCGTTGTCGACCGACCTGATTCAGCGCGTCTCGGACGTCGTGGATCAGAAGCTCGGCGGCAAGGTGGGTATCATCCTCTGTCATCACTCCACCCGCAGGCTGGTCATCCAGCTCACGGACGGTGATCGCAGATACATGGGAGCCAGTCTGGCGCGGCCGGACCCGGCGACTGTGGCGTTCAAGCAGGGCGATGTGCCCTTCGGCGACGTCCCGGTCCGTGCCCTCCGTGACTTCCCGCTCGATGTCATGATGTTCCTCGACGTCCAGAACATGGGCCTCAAGGAATACGTGAGCGAGCCGGGCAAGTGGGTCGACGAGGATGGCTCAGTCCTCGTGCGTGTCGGAACCGGGACGTCCGGTCGCGATGCGTTCGAAGCGTGGTACCGCATGCGGAAACAGTACTTCCTCGAATACCCGGCGTACTGCGCACGTCTGGACGGCATCACCGGCCAGTCGCTCGTCGTGCAGAGAGCCGCGGGTTCGTAATCGTTGCGTTAGCATCACAATCACCCTATGGGGGTCTTCTAGCGGCCGCTGGGAGTCCCCCCGGGGTTTCACAAAGGATTCAGTATGTACGACCTCCACACCGTCGTCAATCGCGTCAATCGCCCCGTCAAAGCTACCTGGGATGGTCGGCATTATGAACTCGGTCCGTTCGAAACCCGACAATTCCCCGAAGAGGTCGCCACGCAGTTCAAGCGGTGGAATCCTCAGATGGGCTCGCTGGACCCTCGCACCGGTCGGATTGTCTACCTCGTCGGGATCAAAGAGCGCAATGAGCCCTGTGATCCGCTGGAGAAGGAAATCCTCATCGATCCCGCGACCAACGCCCCGTTTATCGAGGTCTGGGACCGCGCCAAGCTGACGGGAGCCAAGCCCTCCCATATCGTCCCGGGGGACAACGGGTTGTACGCGACCCAGTCGTGGAAAAGTGGGCAGAACGCCGACGCGAACTTTACCGGCCGGTAATTACTCATGGTGAATTATCTCCCAGACGTCAACAAATTTAAGCTGGCGGGACCGCCCAAGTTCTTTCTCTCCCAGCTCTGGGCCTTTGATAACTCCCTCGTCATCGTCCCCAGTCGCCAAGGGTTTTACTATCGTCTCGCGCAGCGACGACCGCTCCGACTCCCGGAGCACGTCGTGAACGAAGCCCTGTGGAATCACTCGGATACCCAGATGCTGGCGAGTTACTCGCTGGTCCCGGTGACCACGATTCTCGCGACGGTGAACTGGTCGAATCCGTATCTGTTTGTCGAACTGGCGAATCGCGCACCGTGGCGCATGGGCGGCGCGGATAAGGTCAATGCCCAGATCGAGGCCACCGAACGAGACCGGGTCGCGGAGAAGCAACAGCACACCGACGCCCATCTCACCGAACTCTCGAAAGACGCGTGGAAAGTCTACCGGAAGAAAATCGGCCTTGGTCGCGCGTGGAATACCACCTCGGCCCAGACCAAGACCGGTCCCCGTCAGGCCCCTATCGCGGTCCGTCGTCCCATGACGGGGTTCTCTCGCGGCGATCAGTTGTAACGCTCGCACCGTTCTGGTGCATCCCGTCCTGCCCGGGTTTGGTAGAAGACTCTACGACCGTAGAGTAGTGAAAGGTCACCATCATGGCTCTTGCTCTTGAATCGGCGGGAAAAGTGCGTCAGAAGGCGCGGATCTACACCCAGGAACCGCTCGTTGCCGCGTCCCTGAAGGCGTTCTTCGTGTGGTGGGCGCAGAATAAAGGGAATGCGGACTTGCAGCTCGTCCCGTATGCGGGCACAGATGCGGAAGCCGCGAACGGCGCCAACGCGGGCCTTGCCGCTGTGTGTACCATTTACGCGGTGTACGGGAAGAAAACGCGAACCGCGGAAGACGTGTTCCTATCCGTCCTTGACGATGCGGGGGGCGCAGAAGGCACCACGTTCCTGATGTCGCTTGGGTTCTTCGGCACGAACGGGACCTCGACCACGCTGCCGCAGGACGAACAGGTCGTCGTGTCGACGGTGGGTTGGCCGGTCGCGGCTGGTGTGAACGTCAAGGCGTATACGACCGTTGCGGGGACCTCGGACACCACGGCGGGCGCAGCGCCGAACGGGTTCTACATCGTTGGTGCGTAAGCTCCTCGTCTGGGGCCTTGGGACGGTCCTGAGGCCCCAACAGGAATAGGAGGAACGATGGCGTCACCCACCAATAGTTACATTCGGAGGCGTCCGGTTGACAAAGAACCGGTCCAGACGTATACCGGCGCGACGGACGCGATTGATATCTCTCGTGGCGATATCCACATCCTGAATCGGTCCGGGGCGGTCGACGCCGCGACCCTCGCCGCACCGGCTGACGGGGATGAAGGCCGGGTCATCTGGATCAAGAACGGCACAACGCAAGCCAATACCATTACGATTTCCGCCGGGCTCGGCGGGTCCGGTGGCGGCTACACGGCACTCACGTTTACCGCGGTGGTCGCGGCCAACGTCACGCTCCGGGCGTATGGGCAGGCGTGGTACATCGTTGGATCACATCTCACCGCGGTCGCGTAATCACATTTTACTGACTCGGGCAGGGCCGGGACCCTCGCCCGTATTGAAAGGAATTCCCGATCATGGCAACACGATATATTCACAAATATCCGAACATCTCGACGTTTGTGGGCGGAGTTAGCAATCTCCCGAACGCGGCAGGCTTTGTGTACAACAGCGCCGATAACAAAGTCTACGTTAATGGAAACGGGACACTTAGACCGTTGACCATTGACCAGAGCATTGGAACATCGTATTTTGTCGCACCTGACCTCTCTACATCGAGTAACAGTAATTCTGGACTAAGCTGGGATGAGGCATTTGCGTCGATGTCGGGTCTCGATTCCGTCCTTGCAGATAATGATACCATTTATCTGAGCGGGGTACTTCGGCAGAACTGGGTTGCGCCGCTTGTCGACGATGTGACCATTTACGGTGCGGCAAACACCCCACGCCAAGCGACCTCGGACGGGGTTGCGACGGGTGGTGGCGCGACGTGGCTGTCTCCGACTGTGGCGGCATCCGACCACCTTTTAACGATTCGGCGTCAGGGTTGGACGATTGAGAATATTTACTTCAACAACACGGACAGCGCGAAGGCAGCGATCTTTCTACGTCAGTGGGAAGCCAGTAGCTTTGATGCCAGTCACGCGTCAATTATCGGCTGCAAGTT